ATGCTATAGATGGGTTTGGATTGTCTAAGTTCCACTCTGCTGCATACTGAAACTGTGTTGTGAGTGACCACACGCCACTATAGTTAGGCATTATGACAACCCTCCGTGAGCACTTGAACAACCTGCCATCCCTCTTGTAACTGCTATTAAATTACCAAAATCTGTAACATTACCTGTGCTACCTATAGTGACATATTCAATATCATCAACAGTGCTACCTGCCAAACCACCTGCAAACAAACCTCTTGTAAGACTTGATGCAGCAGCAGGTTGTCGTTTACCTGCACTAAGGTTGCCAAAGTCTGTGGCATTACCTGTAGAACCTATAGTTATATAATCAATTGTATCGCTTTTAGCGCCGCTAATTAAAAGACCACCCCCTATAAGACCTCTAGTTGCGGAAGCACAACCTGCACAGTTTGTTCTAGAAACACTCAGATCCCCAAAATCTGTGGCATTACCTGTGGAACCTATAGTTATATAATCAATTGTATTATAATAGTATGGATCGCTATTATTTTGGCCTCCTGCAAAAAATCCTCTACCTGCAGATGAAGCACCTGCCGCAAGATCAGAACGAGCTAATGTTAGATCCCCAAAGTCACTAGCATTACCTGCCGAACCAATAGTTATGTACTCAATAGTATCTGTTGGTGTTGCACCTCCTAATGCTATTACACCCCTAGTGCTACTAGAGGTTGCGGCAGAGGATCTATGACTTCCTCCAAGATCACCAAAGTCTTGTGCGTTGCCTGTAGAAGCAAAAGTAACAAAGTCTATAATATTTTGAGCAGAACCACCATTATCATTTCCTGCTGCAAAAACTCCTCTTGTTTCAGAGCCAAGAGCAGCCAGAAAATATCGTGCTACTGTTAAATCTCCATGGTCTGTAGCATTTCCAGTGGTATCTATATCTACAGAGTCTATCCTATTTACAGCATTACCTGCTGCATCTACCCCTCCTCCAAAAAGAGCTGTATTTGCAACAGGAGTAAAACTATCACTAGCATCACTAGGAGCAGATGTGCCATAATCATTTATAGCAAAAACTCTAACTGTGTAATTTGTACCGTTGGTTAAACTAGTTATAGTCAAAGGAGAAGAGCTACCTGTTGCTCCAAAACCATCATTTGTCGTAGCTACAAAGGCTGTAATAGCATCATCACCAACATCACTAGGAGCAGTAAATGCTACACTAACCTGTGCAGCACCTGCAGTAGGTGTAACTGCTGTAGGTGGATCTGGAGCTTGCAAGCCCCTGTGACCTATAAAGCCGCCTGTACGTCTTGGCATTAATGTTTTCCTTAGTCTACTAGAAGTTCATAACTAACCAAGTATGTTAGATCACTGTTTGCAGAAGCTGTAACAGCAAGCAAATCTGTTTCATCTAAGTAGAAACCGTTATCTTTACCTACAACAACTAGAGATGAGTCAGCAGGTACGGATATGGTACTAGCTATTTTTACATAGTTAGATCCGTTGTCTGTACTTACCTCTACTGTAACATCAGCAGCATTTGTACCATCTATGTTTGCAATGATAAGTGAATTTATCTTTGCACAGTTTTCTGCAGGAACATCTACAATGTCTGCTCTACTTGTTGTAACCGCACCAACTGCTACCTTTGGAGTAATAGTTGCTACATTAATTATATTTGGGGTTGCCATCTACTTTACCTTTCTATCCAAATACTATTGCCATAGCAATGGCAAATCCTTTAGTGGCAGCACTACCTGCTGCATAAGTTTTTACATCTGATGCAGGAATTGTTTTCATTGTTCCGTTATCATTGACTATAAATCCGTCAGCGTCTGCTAGTGTTATTGAACCACCAACAGAGGTATCGCCATCTAGTAAATTTATTTCTGATGCAGTTGCTGTAGCACCATCAAGTATATTTAACTCTGCAGCAGTAGATGTTACATTTGTACCACCAATATCTAGCGTTGTCAAGGATACTTCACCTGCAACCGTAACAAGTCCATCTGCAACAGTTATTAAGTCTGTGTCATCTGTGTGACCAATAGTTGAACCGTTAATAAGAACATCATCAATGTCTAATGAGCCACCAGATATAAGTCCTGTAGTGGTGATAGTAGAAGAACCTGTGTCAATATTTCCAAACCCAGAGGTAATACTACCAGAGTCTAATGCTCCCACTGTAGTAGCTGCAGTGGTTACAAGATTAGGCATTGCAGTTATTTCATCATCAAAGTATGCAGCAAGGTCTGTCACAGCTACTTGAACCATAGTGCCGTTGTCGTTCATAACAACACGGTCTGCATCTGCCACTGTGGTTGATGTAGCAGAAGTACCACCATCTACTATATTAAGCTCTGCTGCTGTACTAGTTACACCATCTAAAATATTAAGCTCTGCTCCAGTAGCAGTAACTGCAGTACCGCCGTAGTTTAAGTTACCTGCGCCTATTACAATTTCACCTGTGCCTTTAGGAGTAAGTGCAATACCTATATTAGTGTCTCCACCTGTAGCCGCAATTATTGGATTGCTACCACTAGCATTGTTAGTAATCTCTAATTGATTTACAGCAGAGCTTGTTGTTTGAAATACAACTAATTCATTACCGTTAGCATCAGCTATAAAACCACCATCAGCTATCTTAGGTGCAGTGAGTGTTTTATTAGTAAGTGTTGCAGTTGAAGCAGTTGAAACTAAATCAACGTCACCACCTGTGCTTGGAAGTGTTAGGGTGTTTGAAGCTGCCTCTGAGTGTGGTGCAGCTTGAAGCGTTTGTGCGTGAGCGTTTGATGACTCACAGTAAAATTTTATCTGTGATCTTGATCCTGAATTTTTAAGATCAATTAGTCCTGATTCAACTCCTACATTACCATCAAGTAAAACTTGACCAGAACCCTTTGGTGTTATCTTTAAACTTATGTTGGTGTCACCGCCTGTTGCAGACAACTCAGGTGCATTACCTGTGGCAGCGTTAGTTATGTCAAACTGATTGACTGCAGAGCTTGTAGTCTGAAAAATAATTTGCTCATTACCGTTTTCATCAGCAATAAAGTGTGCATCATCAATTAGTATGTTGTGTGAGTTAGTATCTAAGTTACCACCTAGCTGTGGTGTGGTGTCTTCTACTACGTTTGATATATTACCTGCTACACCAGTACCTGCAATAATAGTACTACGTGTAATTTTTTTAAGTCCACCACCAGATGTATCAACAGCTAAAAGGACATCATTATCTGCAGCAGTACTAATCTCTGATAAATCAGTTACAGCTATGGGGTTAAAATTAGTGCCATCTGCCACAAGGATATGCCCTGCAGTATTAGTAGCCATAGTAAGATCGTCACCACCAATAGTAAGATCTCCTGTAAGTGTGAGGTTTCTTATACCAGTGTAGTCTTTGTTAGCATCTAGTACAACTGCTTTAGATGCAATGGCTGTACCTACCGCAGTGCTACCTAAGTCAAGAGCATTAAGCTCACCCACCACTGCTGTGATACCATCTAAAGTATTTAGTTCTGCAGCCGTAGAAGTAACACCGTCCATGATGTTAAGTTCAGCAGCAGTAGCAGTTATAGCTGTGCCATTAAAATTTATTGCATCTGCATGAAGTGTACCGTCAAAGTAACCATCTTTAAACTCAAAAGAACTAGATCCTAAGTCTACGTCATCATCTGTTGTAGGTAATATTGATCCATTGTTAAAAGTAACTTGTGTCTCGCCACCTGTAGTAATGGTAATAACATCAGACCCACTAAACGCTATGCTTGTATTTGAATCAGCATCACCTGAAATACTATCTAGTTGTATATCACCTGCGTTAGTAAAGTTAGAGTCGCTAAGATCAAACGTGCCTGTAACATCTAAGTTACCACCTACAGATAAGTTTCCTGATACATCGACTGCACCGTTGATGTCAACAGTGGTAGCTGCAATTTGTATTTCAGTGTCAGCAACAAGGTCAAGCTGACCGTCAGTGCTAGAATTAATATAAATAGCAGTATCACGAAACTGTAACTTTTCTGTCGAAGCAATAAGTATATCATCAGAAAACTCAAAGTAATCCTCATCTTCCATCCATTTTAACACACCGTCACTTGTCTCACCATCAAAAGTTAAGGTAATATCTGTTCCTGATGTACCTAAACCTATAGTAATACTGTGACCTGCAAGCGTAGTTATAGGTCCACCTTCTCCAGTTGTACCATCATGTGTGTGTCCTGTACTAGCAGCAAAGGCGGCAAGAAGCTGATCAAACTCATCATTAGTGTCTGATGCTTGGATTATGTCACCCTCTGTATACGTGGACTGTCTTGTGTATGTAGCACCCATTAGCGTCTAGCTCCTACTTGATATTCTAATTGAAATCCTTTTAGTGAGTATGGTGGAGATTCACCACTATCATCTATTTTTAATGCAACAGTAAAACCAGAACCTTCAACAGGCTGTCTTACTAGAGGCTGTGATCCTCCTCCATAAACAAACTGTGTAGTAGAAGAGGAGGTACTGTAAACAGATGTACCATACTGCGCTCCTACTGTGGAGGTGGTTAAACTATAAGCTGCAGGTCTTGATGCACCTACACTGTCGTTGTCGTATCTTAAAAGTAAATCTGCGCTGATGTTAGCCTCTGGCTTGTAGTTAAGTATGACTCTGTGCATAGTCTTTCTTACACCTACATCTCCGAAGTTTAAGTCTGGACTTCTGTACCTTCCTAGTATGGCTGTACCATCAAAGTTGTTACCTTTTTCTTGACGTTGAACAAAACCGTCAAACGTGCCGTGTATAACTACAACATCACCTGCTTCTACAAGAGTGTCTGTGGATGATGGTTTAATACCTAGTGACTCAGCAAACTCAAAGCCATCACCTTTCATAACACATATAACACCCTTAGTTCTTTTTTGTGATACAGTATCTTTAGTAAAAAATATTCTGTACTGTGTTTTATCAGGTATGACAACACTTTCAAAAAGGCTAGAATCTGTTATGTTCTCATCAAATAAAGACTGAACGTTTTTAGATATTGTACCTAACTCAACGTCACCAATCCTAGCTGTACCAGCAACTGTGCGTAAACCATCAGGACCAAGAAAGATTAAATCACCTGCAAATTCTTGGATAGTGTTTCCGTTTACACAACCTATGTTTCTAGTCACAGGCTCTACAGCGAAGTTTGCTAAAGCAGAACCTGTCAGTTTAAATATCCTGTTCTCGCAAAATATAAACAGATTGTCACGAAAAACTTTTAGTCCTACGATCGTATCATCTACATTGATACTACCAGCGCCATCCCCTGAGTTAAAACCATCTTCGTCAAAAGGTTCACTAAATACTATAGTTGATGGTGTCGTAGATTTACCTGCGTAAAACATGTGATTTCTAAACGCAGCTACAAACTTTGAACCAGCCACCGTGCTTTCGCTTACATCTGTAGCTGTCATAGATGAGTTAAACACCACAGGTGCGTTAGTTCTATCTACACATATAAGTTTTTCATTACCATCAAAGTTAAATCTTTCAAAGTCATACTTGTCTGCGCTGGTTCTACCTGAATCTCTCTCTGTCCAGTTTTCTGACACTGCATCGTCTATAGCGTGATTTGCTGCAGTTGTGCTAGACGTTGATCTCGTGACACCTGTAAAGGTTGTGCTAGTTATACCTGTGTAAGTAAACTCTTCACTGTTTATTATTAGTGTGCCACTAGATCCAAAACCTGCAGTAGAGTCTACGTTCAACGTACCAGACCCTGTCATAGAAGTTGTTGATACTATTTTTTGCGACAGCTCTGTTGAACCTGCAGTAAATATCTTTTCACCCCTAGCCGCAACCACCCTGTCAGCAAATCTAGCTACCATTAATACTTTTTCTGTAGAGCTAGATGTTTGTGGTACTATCTGATTAACATACTTACGAAAACCGTTTATGCGTCTATAACCACCTTCAACGTCAGGCTCAAAGTTTTCTAGAACTAAAGCTTCACCTGGTTGCATAAGAAAGGTGGACCTGTTTAAAACTAGCCCACCCTCACAGTTATAAGCTGCTGGTTGTAGTGTTGATGTATCTGGCATTTTATGATACTCTTAGTACAGGATTGTATGTTGTTGTAGCACCACCCATTAATGTAGATCTTACGTAGTCGTATTTGTTTATTACAAGGGTTTGCATATTTTTTATGCCTTGTTGAAATCTCTCAAAGTTTACTTGATATTGTTGTATTTCCCCACGATACTGATACACGTAAGCAACTGCACCGTCTATTATAACACTTGCAAACCTATCAGGTATTGTTGTTGTATCTGTTGCTGCAGACAAGTCTGAGGGAAACGTGAAGTAATCAAATATTAATGTATATTGTTTATCTGGAAAAGGGTATAGTATATAATTGTTGTCAGGAGTACGCACTATAAATCTAGGTATGCCACCCTTCGTAAACTGAGTTACTGTTGTGCTATTTGCAATTGCTGCTGCTGTTGTGCTGTTTGCACCTCTAGTGCATCCTGTAAAGTCATTACCTGATATACCTGTGTAAGTTATCTGCTCACCGCCTATAAACAAAGTGCCTGTTGAGTCAAACCCTGTAGTGGATGCAACAGTTATTGTTGTTACGGATGCTGATAATCCAGACGATGCGTTTACAGTTGTAGATGTGACATCATCTTCTTGTATAGCATAGTCTCTTGATATGTACTCATTGTAATTTAATTTAGTCAGGCTGTTACCTGCTGAACTTAAATCTTCATCTTTTTTTATCCTAGCTGTGTTGTAGTCTATGTACTTTGTGCTTGTTGGTATAGTGTACTTAGCAACACCAGGAGTAAGTGTAGAGGAGTTTGATGCGTGGTTAAAAGGATAAGCAAACTCTCTCTGATTAATATATCTTATAGATTCATTGACAGCATTTTGACACTGTGTCTGTACACCTCTTGGGCTTGCAAAGTTAGAAGACGTAAGTTCTACCTCGTTCATCCTAACTAGTGTTTTATTTGTCAGTGTAAGAAATGTCTCTGCCATAAGTACTTCCTAATATGTGATAAGGGGGCCAGTTGCCCAGCCCCCAAAGTATTATGCTAGTAGATCACGGTCTACTTCATTAGCAGAACTTGATCCTGAGACATCATCCATGATTACGCATACAGCGTAGACACGGATAATACCGCCAGTAATAGTTCCACTTGACGCATGAATCTCTACGTCAATAGTGTCTGCTGATGCAGTGAACACTGGTAAGTTGGAACATACACCTGAAGATGTAATCGCAGGAGTGTGATCCCCTGCTGATGCACCGTCTAGGTCAAATGACGCAGCAAAAATGTCTACGTCTGTTCCTGTGATACCAACGTGGATCGCAGAATCTGTAGTAGTACCTTCCATTGCAGTTTGAACTTTGAAACCTGCATGTAGGATCAAAGTGTTTGCAGGAACAGCAATAGCCTCAATAATATCATTGGCTGCTAGTGCAGTACCACTGTTTTGTAATATAGCATCTGCAAGATCGATATCGTTCTGCAGAGTAACTAAGCTGCCACGAAGCTGCTTATTGCCAGTACCGCCATTGTTGGAAGTAGAGGCTGAGTTCGTGCTCATTG